CCGTAGACGAAAAGATATGGGCGGCGCTCCATGACAAACGCGCCATTTCTGACATTGCACTGGAGGCACTGAAGTGAACCGAATCACACAACTGAAGGCAAGGCTTAAAGTAGCGCAAGCCGAACTTGCAATCCGCACCCGGACGCACAACAGTGCGTCACGGGCCTACAACAAGGTGGTGGCGCACATTGCCGAACTGGAGAAGAGAATTGATAACTTGGCGAAAATTTCATCAGGAAGCTAACGAGTACGGCGAGGAGCAACTGCTGGCTATGTTGGAAGAAGAGAAGACGGTGCATAAGCGCGTGAAGATGCTGGAGCGCATCCACCAACGCTACTGCACCCTTAGAGCCAGCCGGGAACGGATGGAGATACTAAAAGAGGGAAAACGACCATGACCTTAACGCAACAATTCAAGAGGATGACCCGCCGACTGACCCCTGTGGAGATGGCAGCAACAGAGTTGTCCGAGGCTGAACTGCACCGCCTGGAAGCCCACAGTGCGGTGGAGTACGCCACCAGTGTTGTGTCGTATGAAGACGCTAGGATTAAGCGCCTGCGTAAGTTCTTGGCTGATGCGGAGAAGGCAGTATGACTGCTATCCCATCAAAGTATTTTGGCATTGGGCCGTACCGGGCTGAACAGATAGGGCCAGTTTGGTGGGCTGTGATGAATCGGCACGGCATCAACTGTTTGAATTTTCTGGAGAAGCCTGGCGCCGTTGTGACGACTGAGCCACACGCCAAACGGATAGCAGATGAGTGGAACGCCAGAACAGAACCATTCCCCGAACGCATTGAAACCTATGTTGCGCCAGTGACCATTCCGATGACCGACGCCGAGATGGCGGCCTATGTATTAAGCCGCCGGTATAACTGGGAGACTAAACAATGGTCATGAACACCTGGCCCTTCCCCACCCAGCTACCACCGAACCGGCCTGTACCGCCGATGCCGTTTAACCCTGCAAATCACGAGGAGAGTCCGCTATGAAAGACGATGAGATCGAAGACCTGTTTGCGTGGGGCTGGGGTGACACTGCCGTTGCCATCGCGGTCGTGTGCGTAATTCTGGTGATTGGAGTTTTCGTGGGGTATCTGCTATGAGCAAGCAAGAACTACTACAACTACTCAAGCTGCTATCGGCAATTGAGAGTGCAATAATGGCTAACGCTATGTCTGTCAACAAAGCGCAACTGCCAAACTATCTGTTTGAACAGATCGATTCTGCGGTGGCAGTGTTGGAAAGGGAGATACTGAAATGACAGGATTTGAATCAAAGCGCAATGCAGCGAAAGCCAAGATGAACGATGACGATGACACGCAGGTGTACGATGAAACGCTGACGGTTGTCTACCAGCGTGGGTTTGCAGATGGTAAGGCAGCAGCAAACGCTATGCACGATCTTGCGCGGCTGGGACAAGAGATAGAGCAGGAGCCATGCGTAGGAAAAGACCCGCGATGCCCTTGTCAAGACGGAGATGCGTGTCATTACAAAGACTGTGGGAATACGAAGGCACGGCCAGTAGCACAGCGCACATGGGTAGGGCTGACGGATGAAGATGTAAACAGAGAGTCCGCCATGATTGCGTCAAAAATGAAGCTAGCATTTCACGCTGGGATGTACGTGGCTCAAAATATTTTGGAGGAGCGCAACACATGAGCATCAAAGAGATTATTCAACAACTGCGCGTAACGATGGATGACGCCAGAGGGCAAGAATCACATTTTGATTCTTGGTTAACTCAAAACGAAGGTATCTGCCAAGCAATTGATTCGCTGAAAATTCTTGACACCACACCCGCAGCACAGCGCCCGTGGCAGGGGCTGACGGAGGAGGATTGGGATCATATTGACAACACGAATGGCACATCACAGGACACGTTTATACAAGGCGCTGCATGGGCAGCGGCGAGACTGAAAGCTAAAAATGATCACTGAAGACGATGAGTTTGAGCGCATCGAGCGCGAGATCAAGTGGCGGAAAGAGAAAGCTGACGCCGACTTGATGGTTGTCTACTCATTGCGGTTGACCAAGAGCCAGCGCGTCAAGCTGCTACAACTCGGTGGGCCGCAGTGGATAAGGAATCAGATTAATAAGGAAAAAACATGAGTACAGATCAAGAATACTGGGATGCTTGTTTAATACGCACATGGCGTCAAGCGGGGACTGTAATTGACGCAATCCAAATGTTTCAGGACATAACAAAGAAAGATTTTGTACAAGAAGTTCTACACCTTAAACGTGTTCCCAAACTTGGGTATCCGTGGAAAATTGGCATTCGGGTTTTTGTGAGTAATCACCTTAGCAAAATTAGCAAACGTCTTTGGGATCAACCTCCAGAAAAAGACGTACCGCTTTTGCAAAAATTAAAAAAGTCAGACTACGATACCGAAATAAATAAATTACAAGATAGCGATCTTAAGAAAGAATATAACGCGTTACAAGTTAACAAAAAAAGAAATGAATTTCATATTACCAAATACAGCAAACGAAACCAAAAAACAGATTGGAATGTTCATCAAGGCAAACAATGAGCGATCTGCCTAACTTTGCAGCCTGGGAGCGTCAGACGCTAGATAGGTTTGCCCTGGACGCTTACCTACGGCTACAGGCCCAACAGGAGGCGTTGGAGCAGCTACGGCAAGACTTGCGGGATGCTATGAGCCTGCTACGCAAACAAACGTGTACCGCTGCGGTCAATAATTAGCGCCTGACGCCGGGGCTTGTCGCTGATGCTGATGTGCGTCCAGGCGTCATATTCGCGGATGATCTGGTCATAGGGCAAGTGCAGCAACGCCCTTACCACAGCATCAGGAGCCATCTTAGGAACTTTGAAATCTGCTGCTAACCCTAGCCTATGCTGACTGCTGTCTTTGGAGCCTACAGCGTCATTCACGGCCTTTGACCTGAAGGCACTGTTGATCATTATCGGCTTGCCGCCCAATGTGGTTTTGACTGTCTCCAGAAATTCTGCCAGCCGTTTAAGGTTTGCCAGTTCGCCAGCGTTTGGCGTGTTGTCCAGCAGCCGGTGATCAGTGTGCGTCAACTCGGCAAGGGTAAAGTGCGGTGTCATTTTTTACTTAGCAAATCAGTTTTGGCCTGGGAACCGGCAGAGGAACCAAAGTAGTAAGCAATGATGCCCGTCCAAGCTGTGCCAAGTGATCCCAACATCATCAGGATAGCGGGGTTGCTGCTGTCGATCTGGTTGAAAAACATCATCACCATGATGCTGAAGAATCCAATGGTCACAGCACTAGCAAGCAATGGCGGCATCATTGAGCGAGTCGTGGCCTGCATATCCCTGGCGCTCTTGCGGTCTTCAACCTCTAGCTTTTCAAAGTTCAAGCCAAGTTCTTGCGCCTGCTTTTGCAATTCAATTTCAGCTAGTTTCACCTGCGCGATCTGGTCGGCGGTTAGCTTGTTGTTGCTGATTAGGTCGCCAACCTTTGCTTCATCCACGCCAATGGCTTTTGAGATGGCCGACACAGCCATACCTGCCAATGGGCCACCTAGTGCAGTGGCAATTGTTGGTGCAATCTGTTTAAGCCAATCCATTATTTCTCCAATAAAAATGACAGGTTTGCGTGGCGGGGGTATTGAACGACTCGCTCACCCTCTGGGCATTTGTACTTGATCGTTGCCAACAGAGTTGCTGCTCCAGGCGTAATCTTTTCTTTTCGCACCATCGTCAACTGGTACGTGAACGTATCAATCTGTGGCCCTGCTGGGCCACTAAACTTGCTTGCCGTTGTCGTTGCCTCATGCACCATGCCTGCGGCATCGCGGACACTAGGCGTAAAACTCTCTACTGAGCAATCGTCACGTTTTTTGACCCGCGCAACAGTGACGTTGATTGGCTGTCCAGAGGCTGCTGTGATTTTGAAGTGCTCTGGCGCCCACTCAAGGATGGCCCGGTCAAACCAGCCAAACTTGTCTGCCAAGGTGTAACCGCCGCCAATGGCTGCAATGCTGGCTGCGACTGCTCCAATGGCTTTGGTGACGTCAATCATTTCTTCCAAAACTGTACAAGACTGAACACCACCGCAACAGCAGCCCATATGCCGACGCCACGGTTAACCCACTGATCGACTTTGCGGTCAACGCGCTGCAACATGGCATCTTGCACACTTAGCTGCGCTTCAACAGCACCGATACGGACACCTTGATTAGCCTGCCGTTCTTCAATCAAGATCAGCTTGCCAACAGCGTCTGTCAGCTTGTCAACCTTGCTTTCAAGGCGTCTGAAGTCATCGTCAGTCATCGGAATGTCCCGTTATTAATCGCGTCGAGCAGACGCTTGCCGTACTTCTCCACCGCCGCCTTGGTGATGACGTACTCGCCTCTTTTCAAAGCAGTATAGCCATCGTCCTCACCGGGAGGGTTGGGGCCGTGTAAATGTTCTGGTGTTACTAAACCGCCGCGAGCAAGGTCGCCACGCTCACCGATACCGACGCCCTCATTGCTGCTGCTACCAAACCCGCCCAACCCGCCGCCAAATTCAACACCACCAGCAAAGCCGGGGTTTACATAACTATCCATAGGAGCCAAAGGCGTGCCAACGAGAGAAGCCCTTGACATTGGATCACTAACAATATCTGGCTTAGAAACCACAGATAGCCTTTCTCCAGAATCATCAGGAACGGTGCCACCCATACGTTCAGCGGGAAATGAGTTAGTTACCATTCCCGCCTCATATGCGTTTTGGAAAACATTGCCTACAGGGGCAGGGCCGTACTCTGGCGCATCGTACAAGCCTTTCTCACTAGCCTGAAACCCCTGCCTAGCGGCCTCCATCGCCGCATTCGCAGGCGCAAGCTGAGACTTGTCATACTGAGACATGGCGTAGCTGGCTAAATTTCCAATATTAAGCGCCTTACCAACACCGGGAATCATGCTAAGACCAAAACGCGCCCCTGGCGACATATTGTTATAGAAATCCCGAAAGCTAGATCTATCTTGCGCTGGGCCTAACCCCATTGGGCCAGATAACGGGGCGTTACCAACGCCTTGATAGCCCTCTCCACCCATCATGTTCTGCCGCTGACGCTTACGCAGCATCTCGTTGAAAGCATTGAGGTAGTACATATCAAGCCTTGGGTGTTACTGTGGGCCTATCATGGCGTTTTGGTTTGGCTGATTGGTAAATGTTGGCAAACCCATCAAAGAACGCAAAACTGCTTCATTACTACCCGCCAGCGCGTTAACTCCAGGACGATTGTAAGTTGGAATAGCGCGGCTCTGGGCAAACGGAGACATTAAGTAGCTTCGTGCTGCGCCTGAAACCATTTGCGGTGCCATCGCACCCGCAATAGCCCCTACACCTGCACCGTATGGGCCACCTAAAACGCCGCCTCCTAAACCTCCTAAACCGCCAAGCCCTACGCCAACAGTATTCATCATTTGAGCGCCGGTGGGTGTCCCCATAGTGTTGGGTGGCGTCATAACGGGACGCGCAATGTTTGCAAAACGCGCTATCAAATCCAAGTCGCCGCTAAAGTATCGGCCTCTGGTCTGCAAATCATTTGCTAATGTTCGCGCATTAACAGACCCGCCACCTTCCACAATTGCATCTTCTACAGAATGACTAATTGCCATTCTTTGCCGAGAAGCGCGGAATTGATCCAGCATAGCTTGGGTGTTGGGGTTGCCTGCTTGGGTTAGTTGCCGTTCAATCTGGTCTTCCAATGCGTTGCTGATAGCACGTTGAGCCAAACCAACAGAAGCATTGTCACCACCAGCGCGAATATTTGCTCTTGCTTGCTCTCGCAATGTTCGCGTAGCCCCAATTGCGTCCGCCGAGTTAAATTGACCAACACGATAACTGTTAACCAAATTTAACACTGGTTGAGGAATTGCGCCGGGGAATGACTGTCCGGGGCCAGTGTACGCAGCCAATACATCGTCAAGCGCAGTGTTAAATTGCGGGTCTGTAGGTACAGCGCCAATACGGTTTAATGGCTCATAACCTCGTTGGTATTCGTCCCTACGAATTTGCTGCATATTGGCGCGGGTTAGCGGATCGTTTTCACCAATGCCCGTTGCCCGTCGTGCAAGCCTGTCAGTAACTTGTTGGTTTTGAACCGCGGCTTGTTGTTGCGTTCGCGTTTTTCCAGCCATGCGCTCTAACAAAACATTTTGTACGTTAGGCGTTACGCTGCCAGGAGTTGTCAAATAGCCTTCAGTTTGCGCCTGCCGAATGGTCAAATCACGCACTGCATTGCGTTGCTGCTGGGCTTGTAAATTGGCTTGTCTAGCGCGAGCAGCGCCAATGGCAAGTCCAGGCACTGCCATAGAAGTTGCAGCCCCAAACAACGGCTCTCCAGTAACTTCAGTAACGGCCTGACCAGCAGCTCCAGCGCCACCACCCATAGCAGCCATAGTGCCTGCTGCGCGGGTTTGCCCCATCAACGTAGGCGCAGCGGCGCGTATGGCAGATGCACCGCCCAGCAACCCGCCTGTAGCCCCCTGAATTGCAACGTCTAGTCCTCGCTGAAACGGCGTAGTTTCGCCTTGTGGCTGTTTAATGAGGCCAGCACGTTGTAAGGCTGATGCAACAGGTTGATTTGGTGCTGTTACCTCTGGTGCCAAATCTGGTCGGCCTGCCGCAGTCATTGCTGTGCCGTAGCCCATTTTGGCAAGATTGGC